GACGCTCATGGAGGCCATTGGCAACCGTGTGACGAGTACCTGTTTTGAGGTGCCACCCGACGAACTGGATAATACGCCGGTTCCGAACATCATCATCACCGACGACGGATTTGTGAACAGTCATTCTACGAAGGATGTCGTTTGGGAAAGCGATGAGGATGTGGTGCAAGCCACCGTAGATATTGCCGCAGGCAGTCCGGGCGAGGTCACCGTGCTTGTTGGTAAGGTGCGCAAAACCATCGAGGCGTACATCGTACAGATGTATCAGTCGGGGCAAGCCACACCAGAACTCCAAGAAGGCTACCCAACGTCGCAGGGCATTGAGTGGGACTGGATGAAACCGTGTTACTACCAACGAGTAATGTACCAATGTGTTACAACCAAAATCGACGACGATGAGCAAGAAAGCGACTGAAAAAACTGAGGAAACCAAAGAGACGAAGCAGCCTGCACACGTTGCAGAACTGCTGTTGAACGGCACCGTCACCCTGACTGCCAAGACGCGCGACGAGCTGGCCAAGATGGTCATCGAAATTCCCGCCGACGTGAAGTATGGTGCGGGTGCTGTAGGTAAGAATTTTGAGACAGGACTTTTCACGCTCCGTCTCGACATTGTTTAACAATTAACACATTCATATTATGGCAACATTAAAAGGACAGAACTTTCGAGTATTAGTGCTGAATGCCTTGACATCGAAATACCACGTCATAGGTATGTCGACCAACTGTACCGTCACGCTCAACACCAACGTTGACGACAGTGGGACGAAAGACGACACTGGCATGGCCGCAAAGCCTACCGTTGTCAGCAAATCGTGGCAGGTGCAGGTTGACTCGCTCAACGTGGCTGACGTCGGTCAGCTCTTGACGGCTATGAAGTCACAGACACCATTCTTCCTGATATGGGATGAGGTTTCTGTCACAGACAACCAGACACCTATAAACGAGGGTGAAGCGCAATACGGAGGTAAGGCATTCCTAACGGACGTAACCTTCAACTTCAACAATCGGGAAAACTCAGCAGCCAGCTTGCAATTTGTCGGAGCCGCCGCGCTTACAGACAATGCTCCAGCAGATACGGAAATCGTTGCAGCAGGTTCATGCACCAAGGGTCAGTTCGTGCGTCTGTTCCTGAGCAGCGACAACACCGCCACACCTGCTGCTGTTGTGGCCGCAGCCCGTCAGTTATCCCTTCATGTCAGCCTTACGGTCGAGGACAGTTCGACAAAAGACACGCCAGGAGATTGGGTGGCTAACGAGCCAACAGCCTTGAACTACGACATCTCTACGACCGCTTTGATGCGTAGCAACGACACCATCACGTCACTTGTTGGCGGAAAGACTTTGGACGGTCTCGAATCAATCTATCTGGACGCAGCACCCGTGAAGTGGCAGATTGCTAATGTTTCAGGCGACAACAACCGTACCAAGGGCAGCGTCATCTGTTCGGGCTCCTGTATCGTACAGACTCTTACATTGAATGGGCCTAACCGAAATGATGCAACCTACACTGCATCCCTTGCTGGATTTGGTTCGTACTCGGTCGGGGCATAGAACTCTCACAACGCCTGCCGCTGTCTCGCAAATCTTCATGCCGAGCAGATGGCGGGCGTTTTTCATCATCAAATAAAATTCAGGAACTATGAACAAAAAAGAAATTACTATTGGGGGAAAGACATACCCCATCGACTTCACCATGCAAGCTATCATGACTTTCGAGGAGATAGTCGACAAGTCGTTCTTCGACACAAATTTCAACAAGACCACTGACCGCATGGCTCTGATCTATGCTGCCGTGAAGAACGCCGACAAGAAGGCCGACATCACCATCGAGAAGATTACAGGATCGATGGACCTGCAAGCTATACAGGACATTATTGCCGCATTCGGTACGGTGATGAACTTGGCCAACGACTTTTTCAAGTTGCCAAAGGTGACTGAAGATGAAGACAAGGCCAACGAACCGAAGGAAGGTGACGAAAAGCCAAAAAACTAAGCTCCGCCCACGAGCTGTTTACGCTGCTTGTGGGCGAGATAGGCGTCACGACGGGTCAATTCTACTATGGCCTGCGCTGGTGGGAAATCAAGAGCATCATTCGTGGTTACAACCGACGCCACCGCGACCAATGGAGTGTCGTGCGTTGGCAGACCTACAACCTGATGTGCGCCTTTGCCGGCTCGAAGTCGTTAAGCGAAAGCGGCATTCACGGACCGAAAGACCTGTTGCCGCTACCCTGGGACAAAGATGATTTAGACGACTTGCCGCCAATGAGCGAGGACGAGAAAGCACAGCTCCAGGCCGACATGGACGCATGGCAATCGCTGCAACAACAGCAAACCGAGACCCAGCAATAGGTCTCGGCTTTTCTGTTAGTAAACCTAAAACCGCCATTCATCGGAATTGAAAAGAAACGATAAAAAGCAAAGATAAATGAAATGGTTGACATTAAACACTATCAAGGTTCAGTTGCGCATTGAGCCCGACTTCAACGCAGAGGACGAACTGTTGGAGATGTACGGCGAGAGTGCCGAGGAGGTACTGCTGAACTACGTGGGCCGCACATACGAAGACCTGGTGACGATTTACGGTCACATGCCCGCACCGCTGAAGCATGCAAGCCTGATGTTATGCGACGTCAGTTATCAGTATCGCAGCCCCATCAGCATTACCAACATCAGCATGGTGCCATACACATTCGATTTGCTGGTAAAGCCGTATATGCGACTGGCCGAAGCAAAGAAGAACGACGACGAATAATATTAATAGATTGTTTTGGTATTATTATGATTTTAGGTTTATAGTGTTTTTTTCATCTGGGCCACGGCGGTGGCCCCTTTTTTGTATTGGTAAACCAAAACCAGTTATTTGCCCGATTAGTAACCCAACTAATCGGGCAATTTTTTCGCATGGCAGATATATCAGGTGCATTTGAAGTTGACGGCATCGTTCGGCAGAAGCAAGAGCTGGAGTCTTTGCTGATGAGCAACCCGCAGATGGAAAAGAAGGTGCAGGCTCTCATCCGCAAGGTACTGTTAGCTGCCAGAAAGGAAATCAGCACCGCTGCCAGTGGAAAGATTAAGAACGACCCGCGACAGGCTTACAAGGCCGTGAAGACTGCTGTCTATCGTCGCATACTTGGTGGTAACGTCAGCATTTTGAACAAGCGCAAGGCTGGCAAGCGCGGACCCGTGCCACCCATAGTTCATAAGTTGGAAACACAGGTGAACAGCAAGGGCAACCACCGAGGAGGCAACCGCATGCCACGCTCACGCCGTACTGAAGACCTGCTGACCTATCAGGGTGCAGACCGTGGCTTCATTCTTCGCTTCCTGAATGCGGGAACCAGCGACCGTGAATCTCGTGTCGGAAATCGTGGATCAATCAGTGCCCGTTCTTTCTTTGCTACATCATCACAGCGGGCAATGGAACAGGCAGCGTCACAACTTGAAACGCTCATTGAAGAATTGATAAAAAAAGAAATATCGTAATATATGGCAAAAGGTGATATTATATCCAGGCTGAAACTTGAAAGCGGTGAGTTTGACAGCAAAATCAAGCGAGCAGGTCAAGAGCTGTTGGCATACTCAGAGTACTGTCGCAAGATGGGACTCGAAATGGGTTATGCCAACCGCGACGCCAAAGAGTTTGCAAAGCAGTTGGGCAGCATGGCCACTGTCTCGACGACGGCACGCGGTAAGATTAACGAATTGTCGGAGGCATTCGTCAATGCGAAGGTGATGTATAAGAACATGACCGACGAAGAAAAGAAGGGTGAATTTGGAAAGAATCTTGCTGCAAGTCTTGACCAACTGAAGTCACGCCTGAATAGTGCCAAACAAGACCTTGCAGATGTGAACAAGGAACTGGCTGGCGGTGGTAAGTTTGGCGAGTTCGGAAACATTCTCGATACGTTAGGCTCGAAAATGGGCGTGACAGGAAACCTGACGGAAATGCTGACCAGCAAGACGGCCCTGCTGACAGGTGCCGTAGGTGCTGGTATCGCCATTGTCACAAAGGCAACCGAGGCATGGGCTGGTTACAATGCGGAGTTGGCCAAGCAAGACCAGATAACCACCGTTACCACAGGACTGAAGGGCGATGATGCCGACCGCATGACCGACAAGATGCGGGCGTTGTCCGACACCTACAACGTGGACTTCCGCGAGGCTGTGAATGCGGCCAATACGCTGATGACCCAGTTTGGCAAGAGTGGTGACGAGGCAACGCAACTGATCAAGGACGGCATGCATGGCATGATTCGGGGCGACGGGCCAAAGCTCCTCTCCATGATTCAGCAGTATGCTCCAGCATTCCGTGATGCTGGTGTGAGTGCTTCTCAGTTGGTGGCCGTCATCCAGAACTCGGAGGGTGGCATCTTCACTGACCAGAACATGAACGCCATCGTGATGGGTATTAAGAACATCCGACTGATGACTGACGCAACCAGTCAGGCATTGGCACAACTGGGTATCGATGGAGAGAAGATGTCGAAGCAACTCTCTGATGGTTCGTTGACCGTGTTCGACGCATTGAAGCAGGTGGCCGCTCAGCTTCAGACGGTTGACTCGAACAGTAAGACCGCAGGTGAAGTCATGCAGCAGGTATTCGGTCGCCAAGGTGTGACGGCTGGCACTAACCTTGCCAAAGCCATCGAGACGCTGAACACCGACCTCGAACAGACCAAGAAACAGACTGGTGAGGTAGGTGACGCTTTGGCCGACCTTCAGACAGCCAACGAAAAACTGAACAAAGCCATCCGTGATTGCTTCGAGTACGATGGCTGGGACAAAATGGCCAACGGCATTCGTGCTAACCTAATAACTGCGTTAGCTGCTGTTGTAGAAAAATTGGCTGACATCAAAGCCGCACTTGGCGGTTTGCCATTGCCTTCTCAGATAAAAAACAGCCAATCAGCAGGTCAGAAAGACATGAATGAAAGACTTGACAACCTAAAAAACAGCGAAGTCAAGCAGATTCAAAACCGTGTCAATATGGCCTATTATAATCATCAGGTAGGCCAGCGTCAGTTTAAAGTTAACTCACTAACAGGTAACGATGCAATAACAAAAGGACTTCGCAAAAAGGCAGAAGCCGACCTTCAAGCATGGAAAAACCTGCGTGATGAATATGCAAGTAAAGCTAAAGATATACTTCAATCCAGTATAGATTTAGGTAAAAAGGAAAATATAAAGATAACTCCTGAGCCAAACCCACGACGTACAGGTGGCAATAAGATGACCACGACTAACGTGCCGACATACGCAGATGACTCGTTGGCCGCTCAGCAGGCAGAAGTGCAACGGCTGACTAAGCTATGGAACGAGGCTGGTGCCGATATGCAACAGGGCTACGTTGAACAGTTGGTGATAGCCGAGAAGAAGCTGCGCGAGATGAAGGCCAATGCCGATGTCATGAAAGACTTGGCAATGGGCAAGTTCTCTGGGCAGGGATTCGGAAGCATAGCCGAGGCCATCGGTGCCTTCGGTTTGCCAACAGGCGTTCCAACAAAACAGAAGGGTATAGAGACTCCACAATGGCTGTCGCCTGAAACGTTGGCAAAGGCTAACCGCGAGGCCCAGAAGACAACGAAGATCAAGACTACTGAAAAGCAGGAGAAGAGTGCTGTTGAAGTGATGTCGCAAATGAATAGCGGCATCAGTCAGATTGCAGGTGGTATTGAAGGACTCGGCATTAAGTTGCCAGAAGAGTTGAGCGGAATATTGGGTGGTATTAACTCGATGCTGTCAATTCTTCAGGGTATCACGATATTGGTTCAAGGCATTGCGGCTATGCAAGAGGTCGGGACATTCCTCGGCATCATACCAGGTATGGCTCGCGGTGGCGTTGTTCCACATGCTGCCAACGGCTACTATGTGCCAGGCAACAGTTTCAGTGGTGATAACACTTTGATCGCTGCGAATGCAGGCGAACTCATCCTCTCGAAATCAGCACAGGGTAACCTCGCTTCAATGCTGAACAACGGCGGACTCGGCAATTTGCATCTGGAAACGTATCTGGACGGTCGTGCCATCCGTATCGTACTGAACAACGAATCGCAGGGCAGACTGAAGGGTAAATATGTAACAACAGGAAATAGAGGATAGTATGGCACGAAAGATAAAATGGCGACTACAATTTAAGTCGCTCAAAGGGACAGGCTGTTTGGTTAACATCTATGAAGAGGGTTACAACGGCAGCTCAGCAGACACCACAAAGACTGGTGCCGACGTGCCGTTTGCCGTCGAGACTGGAGTGACGGAACTGATTGGTACTGCCGTTCCCTTTACGTATGATGAAGATGACAGCAACGACCTGACTGAGTTCATCAGATACAAAACTGGTTCTATTAACGTCATCGAGACAAATTACGGCGAATTAAACGACTTATACCCCACAAGCATACGCCAGCACTTTGTAGAGGCGTTCTATGGTAGCGAGCGCGTGTTTACAGGCTTTATGCAATGTCAGGAGTTTGACGATGCTTGGGTGGCATCGCCGAGAGAGTTGAGCTTTCCTGTAGTGTCGCCACTCGGACTGTTGGCTGCATTCGACTTCAGCATTCCAAACGATCATGGACTGGTTACACTTGGAAGTCTGATGCAAGAGGTACTGATTGGATTGAACCCGTCAGCAACTGATAGCACAGTTTCAGACTACCAAAACGTCATATATCCAAGCCAAACGCAATATGTACCTTGGAATAACAAGATTAATTCGACTGTCATTGTTCCACTCAACAGCGGCTTCAAGCATTACGATCACGACAACTATGGAAATCCTATCGACTTGTATCTGCCAAACAGCTATGAGTATTTTGTTGACGGTATATGCAAATGCTTTGGTTGGATAGTGCACGACACACCTTCGGGGCCGGTGTTCTCGCAGTATGATTACGGAGGCTCTTATCAAAAGCTGACAGTCGCTGGACTTGTATCGCTGACTGGTGTAGAATGGTTGCAACAGTTGGCAGACTCATTCAATACATATTACAGTAACGTAGATGACAATGCCCAACAGAGTATAGTCATGCCCGCTAAAAAGGTGACACTAAAACTGGAAGGTACGGGCATCAGTAATAAAGAACTGACAACGAAATACGCCACTTCGCAATCATCTATGCAAGGCGGTTCGACATATAGAAGCGTTTCCATGGTACAGGTTGGTCCGAATGTCAGCGCAACCTACTTGGGAAGAGCAACCATCGACACAGGAGGAGGACTCTTCAATAAAGGAACATTCCCGCTTGCATACGGAAAGATAGAAAGCGGTGTCGTTGCTGTTGAGCTTAACGAAGCGTGGGTCATCAAATATAATTCATCGTGGGCTGACAATACACAGCTAATCAATGCCAAGTTCTTCGGAAACATACCACGAAGTGCAAACGGATATTGCCTGATAAAGCTGAAAATGCAACGAGGTTGGTCACTTCAGGATATGAACGATAATGGATATGAAAGTTTCCTGTTGAATTTGGTCATCAAGATTGACGGCAAGTACGCTGACTTAACCAATAGAAACTGGTCATCGACAATAGTCTATAATTCAATCACTATTGACGGCAGCACGGGAAAGGTAATGCCAAACGAATCGCTACCATCGCCACAGATAGGTCCGCCGGAAGACATCGGTGATGTTGACGGCATCATCTTTGGTTATGGTTACAATGTGTCTGGATTGGTAGAGATAGGACTATACAAAAACGGAAGTTCTGATTTGGAAGATGGAGAAATCCTTCGCATCACTGGATTATCCGTCGAAGACCCAGGACATATTGACGAAGCATATAGCGGTTATTACACCGACAAAGATGAAATCGTGGTTGGCAACAACCAAACGGGAATAGACGCCAAGGAAATCGACGTGCCTTTCTACAACTACCAACGCGGCGAGAACTCCATCTGCAACACAGACGGAACAATCTACGGTTCATATCCGACATTCCCTTACATGTTCAGACCATTGCACGTACTGACTGAGCGCGTAAAACGAACGACGGCAGTCATCGACTTCAACGAGTACGCAGCTAAATGGACGTACTGGATATACGGATGGCGGTGGCGCATGATAGCCAAGAACTTCAACCTACGTGAAGACGAATATACGATAACACTTGCAAGATCATCATCAATAGAATAAAGATATGTCAGCAATCAACGGAAATCAAATCATACTGAAGAAGTACGTCGGCAATGCGTGGCAGACCATCGGCTACATCCGTAGTCAGGAGCCTGAGACGCACGCTGACATGAACGAGAAGTCGAGCCCGGACCAAGGTGCGTGGCGCGAGTTCCTTGCAGGCAGAAAAGGTTGGCAGATGACAGCCAACTGGATAGTGGGCGTGACCAGCCAGATAGCGTGGCTGTTGGAGGCAGGCGAGAAGTATCAGCTGCGGTGTGAAGACCGTAGCAATTCGAACGTCTATGTCGAAGGCTATGCGTTTATAGATACGGTTCGCATCACCATGACGCGCGGAAACATCATACAGGGTAGCTTCCACTTCACTGGAACTGGTGCCCTGACAGGACCACAATAGCGAGATGAACGGCAACAGATTCATATTGAGCATGGGTGGCGTTGTGGTGGCTGCATTGGTAGCCCATAACGTCGATACAAAGACAGGCAGCATCGAGGTAGCCAGCAAGACGCAAGGCCAATGGCGCGAGTACATCATGGGCCGTTGTCAATGGTCTATAAATGCCGACTGGCTGATGCTGTCGTCCGACAAGATGTCGAACCTGTTGCAAAACGGCCAGACATTCGACATCAGCAGCTACGACCGGCTGAACCAGCGTACCAACGTCCACGGGATGGCACGATTGGAGTCATGCCACATCCGCATGGAGCAAGGTGCAATAGTCCGAGGTCAGTTCCTGTTGCGTGGCAACGGCTATCTGTTTGCTCAGGGTTCGCAAGGTGACTTTAACTTCGACTTTAATAGTGACTTTTATGTTTAGTTCTTAGTTTAACATTATTGATTATTATTAAAACGAGAGAATGTTCGAATAGGCCGCGTCATCACGACGCGGCCTATTCTTTTGCATTAGAACGTACCAGTCAGACTTGCCGTCCACTCATCGTTAATGGCAACAGATTCAGTCTCGGCATACCTGAACAGCCCACCACTATACTCAGAAGCGCGATTACGTTTAAAGGCAGCATTGTATATAGTTGCACCGCCAATCGCATTACCATCAGAATCCTTGGTTGAAAGGGTGACATCAGTAGTCCATTCAGTCACGCTGCTAAATCCGAAAATGCTGACGGAAAGAGTTCCAGTTGTCCCAATATAGTTTGATGGCACTGTGATTACTCTCGACTGACTGATGATGGGCGCAGTAGGCTCACCTGTGCGATAGTTCATCCCGTAATACCAAGTGTTCGGCGTCACTTCAACTGTTGCTGTACCAGCTGGCACCTCGTCTGTAGCCGTCACCTTCAGCTTTGTCGATACACGATCAAGTGTCACAGCCCTGTTGCCGTTGCTCGTATTGACCACCGTCACTTCGTAATCAGCCCAGAATGTATCGCTTGGTTTTTCCCACGTTACGGTCGTAGTACCTGCATCGAGAGTCGGGGTAGTACCTCGTGAGGCCACGAAATAGATGTGGTGCGTCCCATAGTTTAATGCCATTTGTGGTTGTCCCCACGATGCGTCCGCCGTTGTCTGATGTATGCTTTGCACGCAGTTGTCACCAACGAAGTCAAACAGCCAGAGGTCTGTCATCTGATTATCTTCAGCAGACAGGTACTTACCTGCTCGTGTCGTCCCATCAGCGTCAACAAACACCACATTGCCAAAGTCGCCCTTCACGGTAAACGTAAACTTCTTGGTTGACTCAGCAACCTCGATTCCGCCCGCCATGTCGTCTTCAGTCAGCATCTCCTTCTCGCAGCCGCATAGTAAGGCAGCGGCCACCGCCATAATAAATACTCTTTTCATAATGATTTATTGGTTTAAAATGTCTATATAAAGGGGAAGTCCCCCACTGTTGCCACGATGTCGTCTCACTTACTTCGATGGTATGCAGAACAATCCACACAGCGGGGAACTAAGCCCTTTTCGTGGAATAATTCTGCGTTACCGTAAGTGAGACGGGTGCAAAAGTAAGATTTTTCCGTGAATTGTGCAAGCATTTACGAAAAAAGTTGTATATTTGCACCGTAAATCTAAAATTCGTCTCACTTAAAACTAAGGAACTATGGGAATATTTATGGGTATGACTCTGATAGCAGCCATCATCGCTGGCATTGTTTTATTCAAAGAGTATTGTGACAAGAAAGACCGAGAGAAGATAGCCGAGGAAGAACGGGAACGAAAAGCAATTGCAGAGAAAGAACACCGCGAGTTTATGGCAAGTGTCAAGCGACAGATGCAACTGATGGAAGTTCTGCGTCAGGCGAAATTGGTTGGCGACAAGGAAACCGAAGCCGACATCTTGAATGGCAACTACGACGGCAAGCTGCCCGAAGAATTGTCGAATGGCATGTGGACCAGTATATTCGAAAACCTCACCATATTGAACATTGCAGGAATTAACTATCGCGGCAACCTATCCGCATACGTTGGCGACTTCAACGGCGTGTTGGTGCCAGATCCAAAGAACGACTACGACCCGAACGCCATCATGATCAAATGTGAAGATGGCAAGCACTTGGGCTACGTGCCCGAGAACCTGACGGATATGGTGCGCGACATCGTTGGCTCAGACTTCCAACGATACCGTATCACAGGGCGTATCTTTGAACATGAAGATGACAGCATGGTAATAAATGAAAACGACAAACCACGCCGATACTTCACTGGTTACATCAATCTCGTGGCATAATAGAAAAGAGCGACTGTTATTGGTCGCCCTTTTTCTTTTTCTTCAGTTTCTTTTCAACCATCGCAAAGTCATCGTACACATCCTTCGCCAGCACCTCCGCATACCGTTGCGTCATCTTAATGTCGGTATGCCCCAGCATCTTAGACACATTCTCAATCTTCGAACCATTCGAGAGCATCCACGTGGCAAAAGTGTGACGACCCATGTGACTGTGCAGCCGCTCGATACCAATCACCATTCCGATAGCCTTTAGCATCTGGTTGTATCGCTGGTTGTTCATCTTAGGAACCCGCCAACCGTTGCGCTTCAGCACCTCAACCACGGGCGGTAACAGCATCGACACATACGGCACGCCAGTCTTCACACGCTTACCAATGAACTGCCACTTGCCGTCAACCTCTCTATATTGACTCAGGTCGAAAATCTGCGTATCAGCATAGCCAAGGCCAGTGAACATCTGGAAGATGAAGAGGTCGCGAGCCATCGCAACCTGACTGCCAGGCACCGGTGTAATCTCCATCACCTTCTGCATCTGTTCCTCAGTCAGATAATCAACCACGTCACGCCTCTTACTCACAAACTCACCACGCAAACGGTCGTATGGATTAGCCGTAATCTTGCCCATCTTCAGTGCTCGATTGAGCATAGCCCGCAAACCCTTATGGTACGACTCAACCGCTTTGTCACCCAGCTTCGCCTGCTCCACACCAGCAGCCTTCTGGTTCGTCGTTAGTTCATTGTCCTGAACACGCAACCACGCATCCCACTTGTAGATTGCCTCGACGCTCAGGTGCTCCCATCGCGTAATCTGACCGAACTCCGTCAGTCGCCTGCAAAGCGTCACGTACTTCTGCCTCGTATTCTTCACCACATTCAGCATCGGTATCTGTTCCTTGATCCACGCGACCAGCGTGGGCGCGTCATCATCATTCAACACTTCGAGGTCGTACACCTTCCGGCGAATTTCAGCCACATCCAGCGGCCTACGTTCATCCAGGCACCTGTTGACCTCATTCTCCACAAGCCGCACAATCGTCGTCAGCCGCTCATTCAGCGTGTCAGCATCCTCAGTCGTTCGCACTATGCCGTCAGCACCCTTCACACGCACGTCACGGATGCAGTTGCCAACCAGCCTATCCTGTGTCACCTTTACGCCTGTATTAATATAATAAGGTTTCTTGTTAACCGTCACCCGAACCTCCACGGGGCCATCCTCACCCTTCGGAGTCCTTTTGTGATGGTCAAAAAACAAAGATATTCTAATCATAGTCGTCTTCTGTTTTAGTTGTTATTTTGCCATTTAGTTTCCCCACATTTTCATCTCACCCCAGATTTGGGGAAACTTTTTGCCATTTTGGGGAAACCGTGGGGAAACCATTGGGGAAACATTTTTGCTAATTTGCGCTATTTTGCGTCACTTTGCGGTTCCGCTTATTTCTTACCAAATCTCTTCAAAACCGCGTATCTACCGCCATTTCTCCGATTTCCGCTATTTTGTACAGTGGAGCTGGAGGGAAATGAACAAGGAAAAGGGAACGCTGGTGTTTAGGGCGGTTTTCGCTGTTCTGTTAACATAATTA